AGCAACAGATGATGGCGCAAACGCAGCTGTCACATTCAGCAAGGTATCGCTTTCAACTGTAAAGCTTCGTCTTGACTGGAATATTTCAACAGAATCGTTGGAAGACAACATTGAGGGCGCTTCGCTGGAAGACCATATCGCACAGATCATGGCTCGCCAGACCGCAAACGACCTTGATGACTTGTTCATCAACGGCAACACATCGTCAAACAACGGTCTTCTTAAGGCTTTGGATGGCTTCAACAAGCTTGCAAGAACAAGCGGAGATGTTGTAGACTTCGCAGGAAACAATGTTTCTCGCTCAACCTACGACAAGATTCTTCGTAACTTGCCAAGCAAGTACTTGCAGCGCCGTAATGAACTGCGATTCTTCACGGGTCCAGGCGTTGTTCAAGACTCAATCTATAGCTTGGGTAATCCAAACTCAGCAACTGACGCAACTGCAGGCGCACCTGCACCAATGTCAACTGCTGGCGAAATGGCATTTTTGCAAGGCTCAATGAGAGCAAATGGTGGTCCAGGTGCAACTGGTCTCTCACCATTTGGTATTCCTCTGGTTGAAGTACCTTTGATGCCAGAAACCGCAACTGGTGACTACTCGGGTGCAGCAGGTTCGCATGGATTTGTGGAACTCACATTCCCAAATAACCGTGTAATTGGTATCCACCGTGACATTACAGTGTACCGCCAGTTCAAGCCAAAGACTGACACAATTGAGTACACACAGTACATGAGAGTAGCAAACAACATTGAAAATGCTGATTCATATGTAATCGGTAAGAATGTTAAGTTGCGCACACTCTAATTTAAATAATTAAAGTAGATAACGGGCGGGGTTCATAAGAACCCCGCCTTTTATCATATTTAATTGATTTAAATAAATATAAGTGATAAGATTGATCATATGACTAATAATAAAACAAGTGTAACATCGGAAAAAATTAATAAACCAAAAAAGGCAGTTGCAAAAAAAGCCGCAGTGAAAGAAGAGATTACCGAAGATATTATCTCTAAAGAAGGAAATGTTTTAATTGTGTTTGAAAGTGGTTCTGGATACACAACTGGGTCTGGATTTCGTTTTTCACAAAGAAATAAAATGGGCTTGCTTCCATTGGAAGAAGCTAACTTTCTTCTCGCACTAGAAAATTTTAGATTACCTAGTGATGAAGAAAAGGAATTGTACTATACTAATCAGGAGGATTAATAATGGCAGGCAATCTTACAAACTATCTTGAGAATAAACTGATTGATCATTTTCTTGGAACGACAACATATACCAAGCCTACGAATGTTTATGTAGGTCTTTTTACCGTTACCCCAGGTGAAGCCGCTGGTGGAACAGAAGTAACTGGTGGTTCATATGCTCGTCAAGTTGCAGCATTTACCGCTGCTGCAAGCGGTGCAACATCAAACAGCGGCAATATTGACTTTACAGGAATGCCAGCAGCAACAACTGTAGCAATTGGTATTTTTGATGCAATTACATCTGGAAACATGTTGTTGTATGGAACACTTACAACAAATAAAACAACTGATGCGGGTGACACATTAAGAATCGCTACAGGCGATCTTGATATTAGTATTGACTAAGGGGTAACTATGTTAAGAAGAGAATTTAGCGGCTCCGTATTAAGAACAACATTATCTGCCAACATTTCAAATACAGATACAAGTATTTCTGTTCTGGATGGATCAACATATCCAACTGGTGCCAGTAACCCTTTTGTTATTGTGATTGATCGTGGACTTTCAAGTGAAGAAAAGATTCTAATTGCATCAAGATCAACAAACACGCTGACAGTTAACGCAAGAGGTTATGACGGGACTGTAGGGGTAGCGCATACGGCTGGTGCTTTTATTGACCATGTTCTTGATGCTGCAGTTATTCAGGATATGAACACTACAACTTATGACAATGAAGTTTTAGTATGGATGGGGGTATAAATGCCTAGCTTAACACCGAAGAGTTTTTATATTGGCAATGGACAAACTACTAATGCCTACACAACAGCTAATGTTTCTGGTAATTATTCAATTATCAAAAATATTAATCTTTGCAATGCAACTGCATCTAATGCTGTATGTAGCATTCACATTCTTGTTGGAGCAGCAACTGCTGCAGCAAATAACAAGGTCATAAGCAATGTTAGCGTTCTTGCAAACAATGTTGTGTACTACAATACTTCCATAGTCGTGCCTGCTAATAGTAAAATCTATGTTGATCAAGTAACAGCTAACGCTGTGACATTTACAATTAGCGGTGTAGAATATGCCTAATCTTAAAAATGATTTAATTAACGATACACTTTCTGTTGATTTAGATAGCACTCAAACGCTTTCCAATAAAACACTTACCACTCCAACCATTAATGGACCAGAAATTACGGCTACTGGTGGAACTCCGAGAATTCATGGTATCTATCTTCCAGAACCACATTTCATTACATTTGAGGGTTCAACAACAGACGAGTTTGAAACAGTACTCACCGTTGTCAACCCAACCGCAGATAGAACCGTAAGCCTTCCAGATGCGAGCGGAACAGTTGCACTGAGTGGAACTATCGCCCTGGGAACAGATACAACAGGAAACTATGTTGCTACGATTGCTGGAACTGCAAATCAAATAACAGTAACTGGTTCTGGTTCTGAAACTGCAGGTGTTACGCTCAGTCTACCAGCTAATGTTACCATTTCAAATAATCTCACAGTCACTGGTGATTTTACTGTAAATGGAACTACAACAACTATTAACACCGCAACATTAAATGTTTCAGATAATATTATTATTCTTAATAATGATGTAACTGGAACTCCGACAGAAAATGCTGGTATTGAAGTTGAAAGAGGTACATCACCTAATGTAGCTATCCGCTGGAATGAAACAACTGATAAATGGCAGTTTACTACAGACGGAACTAACTATAGCGACCTGGGAGCAGGTGGTGCTTCTGTATCTGACACAGCCCCAACAAGCCCAGCTTCTGGACAAATTTGGTTTGAATCAGATACTGGTCAAACATTTGTTTACTACAGTGATGGAACCTCAAGCCAATGGGTAGAAATTGGTGCAAGCGGTACTGCTGCTTTTATTAGTGACAGCGCCCCATCTAACCCAGTCTCTGGACAAATCTGGTTTAATTCAAGCGATGGTGGAACTTATGTCTACTATGCTGATGGGTCATCAAATCAATGGATTGAAGTAGGTGCTCAACCACAAACACTCAACATTGGCGATACAGCTCCAGCAAGCCCAGTTAATGGTCAGCTTTGGTATAACTCCTCAGATGGCGGTACATATGTTTATTACGGATCTGCCTGGGTTGAAGTTGGTGCAGCACCATATAACACACTATTAAATCTTATTGATGCAAAGGGTGACTTATTTGTTGGTAGTGCTGACAACACTGTGGTAAAATTGGGTGTAGGAAGCGATAATCAATTCTTAATGGCTAACTCATCTGCTGCAAGTGGTCTTTCTTGGTCTACAATTGAAGATGATCAAGTTATTCTAGCTGGACAGATTTTTGGTTAAGGAGAAATAATGGCAATATTTAGTAAACAAAAACTTAGTGGTTCAACAAATGGAACTGGTATCACTGTTGTTGCAACATCAACAATTGGTACGACAATTCACGCAACAGGTACAAGCGCATCGGTGATTGATGAAATCTGGCTCTATGCAGTAAATATTGACTCGTCAGCTCGTACTTTGACCATAGAGTATGGTGGTGTTTCTGTAACCAAAGACATTATTCAGCAAAGCATTGCTGCTACTCCAAGCGGTTTAGTTCTTGTTTGTCCTGGTTTAATCCTGACAGGAACTGGTTCTGCTGCAACAACTATTACAGCATTTGCTTCCTCTGCGAGTAAAATTGAAATTTTTGGTTTTGTAAATAGGATTGGATAATCATGTCACGCTATGCACAGCGAACACTTGCACAGCAAGGAACCGTTTCTAACTGGGGTAAGGCTGCACCAGCTGGTATCGGTGTTGTTTCTGGCTATGGCGTTGCATCAGGTGGAACATCTTCAAGTATTACTGTAAGCAGTAATCCTTATACACTTCTCTCATTTACAACAGATGGAAGTTTAGTTGTGTCTGCTAGTGGACTTTTTGATTGTCTTGTGGTTGGCGGTGGAGGCGGTCAAGGTTATTCTGCTATTCCTATTGGTGGCGGTGGAGGCGGTGCAGTCCTCAGACAAACAGTTTATATTGCTGCTGGAACATATGCAGTAAAAGTTGGTGCAGGTGGTGGTGCAGGCGCTGTAGGTGGTGGTTCAGCCATAACCGACATTCTTTACTCTGCAGGCGGTGGTGGTTCTAATGGTCACGCAACCCCAACTGGTCAGCAAAGTGGTGGGAATGGCGGTGGTTCTGGTGGATTCAACGGTAGTGGAAGCCCATCTGTTTATAACGGTACTACCGCTGGTCTTTATGGCGGTGGTTTTTCTGGAGGAAACAAATCTGGAAGCGCTGGTGATGGTGGAGCTGTAGGTGGAGCAGGTGGAGGTGCGGCAGGCAACGCTTCAGTTGGAACTGGCGGAGCTGGTCGTGATCAATCTGACTTCTTTGGCAATTCTGCTGGAACTAATTATTTTGGTGCTGGCGGTGCTGGAAGTAATGGAACCGATGGAACAGGAAATGCTGCAGGAAACACTGGAGGTGGTGGTTCACCTGCACATGGTTCAAGAGCAGGTGCAGTTTATGTTAGGTTTAGGATATGAGTATACAATATTTTGCAAAAATTGAAAACGACATTGTTGTTCATATTGCTTGCGTAGAAAAGACTTTTATGGATGCGAATCCCGAACGCTATCCTGGTGAATGGGTTGAGTGTTTTCAAGATGTGGAAAATCCTGCCGCAGACTCAAGTTATGCCGTAATCAACGGAGCGTATAATCGCTTAACAGGTAAATTTGGCTGGTGGCAACCACCAGTTACGCCAATTCTTGATGTGCCATTAGAGGATACTACTTCAAACTTACGAAGTGAATAATCTTGTTTTTATAGCAGGTACACCTAGGAGTGGAAGTACTCTACTTGTATCTGTTCTTGCGCAAAATCCAAAATTTCAAACAGGAAGAATGTCTGCATTGTGTGAACTTATGTGGCAAACAAAGGCTGTTTTTGATTCATACGCTGCATCAACTGGAAAACCAGCAGAATATGCTGATAGCACTATATCGGCATTACCTGGTTTATACTATCAAAATGATAACGAATCTATCATATTTGATTTCTGCAGAAGCTGGACAAAACAGGCAAACCTTGATTTAATTTATAAATATATAACTGACAAGCCAAAAATAATTTGTCCATTTCGTGATAAATTAGAAGTAATTAATTCATATCAAAAATTATTTGAATTAAATAATAGAAGTGATTTTTTTGAATCTGGTTTTTATTACGAAATGATTAATAATTTTGATTCATTGGAGCATGCAATGGGTCTGGGTGATGAAAGATTTCTTTTTATCAATTATAAAGATTTGGTTGTTAATTCAAAAGAAGTATTTAAAAATATTTATTCATTCATTAATATAGAGTTATTTGAGCATGACTTTGACAATGTTATTTGTAAGTTTTCAGATAATGAAGCAGTTTCTGGATTAATAGGGTTATATGATGTAAGGAGAAAAATTGGATTCAGGAATAATTAAAGTTAATAATATTCTTGCACAAGAGTATCTTGATATTATTTTAAACTCTATAAAGGGTGAATCATTTACCTGGAATCTTATACGAGATATATCTAGCAATGGCAATGATCAAGATGATATTACTCAATACGCTTTTAGGCACAAACTGTGGTGGGAGAACCAGAAGGTTTCTGAATGGGCTAATCTATTTGATCCTTTAATATCCGCATGTGTAGGTTTTATTGGCGGTGAATTAGTTTATATACCAAAAGTTTTTTTAAATATGAATATGAATTATGGTTTGCAAAATGGCAATCTTGCTCATTGTGATGGTTTTATGAATCTTGAGACCGACAGGTACAAGAGATACACAGGTATCTACTATCTAGAGGACTCGGATGGGGACACTCTTTTTTACTCTAATGATGGTAAAACTGTAGTTGACTCATTTCAGCCAGAAAAGAATACAATGGTAGTTTTCCCCTCAGGGGTACTACACTCTCGTCAGCTTCCTCTATTTCACAATACCAGGTTGGTTTTGAATATAAATGTCTTAATTGACATTGGATAATTGGCATGGTTTTAATATATGAGATATAATTAATAAATATGGCTATTACATTCCCGTCTTCACCAGCAACAAATCAAGTTTTTACCAACAGCGGTAGAACTTGGATTTACACAGGAACAACCTGGCAGGCTTATACTCAGGCTGTAGGAAACAATTCTGTTACCTCAGCAATGATTGTTGATGGTACAATTGTTGATGCAGATATTGCAAATACAACCATTACGGGTGCAAAACTAGCCGCAAATGCTGCGGTTACAAATATAGGCTTTACACCTGCATCAACAGGTAAATCAATTGCTATGGCAATTGTATTCGGAGGATAAAACATGGCAGCACCAAACATTGTTGGCGTAACAACTATTACAGGTAAAACAGCAGTAGCTGTTCTCACAGGAAGCGCAGCAGCGATTGTCTCAAACGCTGGGGCTAGCGGTAAGGTATTTAAAGTTAACTCCTTGTATGTATCAAATGTTGACGGGGCTGCAAACTATTCACTGACTCTTGACTTGTTTCGCTCATCAGTTGCGTATCGCCTTGCCTACCAAATCATTGTTCCAGCTGGTGCAACAATGGATGTTCTAACTAAGCCTATTTATCTTGAAGAAGGCGACTCACTTCGTGCTTTTGGTAGCACAACGCTGAAGCTGGAGGCAGTGTGTAGTTACGAGGAAATCTCGTAACCATGCCTGACTTTCCAAGTCCATCAAGCGCATCTGGTCGCTGGAAACTTCGTGAACAAAGACGAGCTGTAAGAGGATCTAACTGGACTGCGCTCTCAACTGCGCCAACAACTGTTGAATATCTTGTTATCGCAGGCGGTGGTGGAGGTGGATATTCGCTTGGCGGAGGTGGAGGTGCTGGTGGATACCGAACCAATGCAACCTTTTCTGTTGCCGCAGCAACTGCATACACAGTCACTGTTGGTGCAGGTGGTCCAGGTGGTGTGAACATCTCACCTTTCGCTGGGTCGTCAGGAGCTAATTCTGTGTTTAGCACAATTACTTCTAATGGCGGTGGAGGTGGTGGTGGTAATACGGACCAAGCAAGAAATGGTGTTGCTGGCGGTTCAGGTGGTGGTGCAAACTACGCAGTTGGTCAAGGCGCTGTCTTTGGAGCGGGAAACACGCCAAGCACTTCACCCTCACAAGGAAATAATGGTGGAAACGGATTCTTTACTACAGGAAATAACTATCACGGCGGTGGAGGTGGTGGAGCAGGCGCAGTTGGTGGTACAGCAATCAGTACTAAAGGTGGTGATGGCGGTACAGGGGCATCATCATCAATCACTGGCACTGCTGTAACAAGAGCAGGCGGTGGTGGTGGTTCAGGTGGTATTGGTGTTGGCGCTGCTGGTTCGGGCGGTGGTGCAGCAGGTGTTCTAACAGGTGTTGGTACCGCTGGTAGTCCTAATACTGGAGGTGGTGGTGGAGCAGGCGGTTCACTATCCACTGGTGGATCTGGTGCTGCTGGAGTTGTTGTCATTGCATATCCAATCTCATCTCTTGAGATAGCTAGCATTGGCGCAGGGCTTACATATTCAGTCAGCACCACTAGTCGTGCTGGTTACAGAGTTTATACATTTACTGCTGGAACAGGGTTGGTAACTTTCTAATGGCACAATTCCCTTCAACCTCATCTGGATCTGGAATCTGGAGTTTATACAAGCAAAGAATTGCTGTAATGGGTACTAACTGGACTTCAGCAACTGCTGCACCCCCAACAATTGAATATCTCGTTATTGCTGGCGGTGGTGGTGGAGGAACTGGAACGATCTATAACTCTGGCGGTGGTGGTGCTGGCGGTTATCGTACAAATAAAACAGGTCAAACATCTGGAGCTGCGTCATCTGCAGAAGCATCATTCTCAGCCCCAATTGGAATATTTACAGTTACGGTAGGCGGTGGTGGAGCACAGGGTGTCAATGGTACAAGTTCTGTTCTTGCAACAATAACTTCCACTGGCGGTGGATCTGGTGCAGGTGGAAACAATGCAAACGGAAATAATGGCGGCTCAGGTGGAGGTTCTTCTGGTGCTATTTCATTTGGCGTTGTAACGCTAAGTGGAGGAACTGGAACTGCAAGTCAAGGTCGTAATGGTGGAGGGGCAACCTGTACTGACCTTGTTGGTTATGTGTCTGGCGCAGGCGGTGGTGGTGGTGCAAATACTGCTGGTGGTTCTGGCACAACTGGTCCTGCATCTGCTGGTGGTCTTGGTGGAAATGGTTTGAGTAATGATATCACTGGCACTGCTGTAACAAGAGCAGGCGGTGGTGGTGGTGGACCTGGTTATTCAAGCGGTGTCTCTTCAGGTGGTACAGGTGGTGGTGGAAATAGTTCTGGCTATCTTTCTGGCGTTGCAGGAGATGGAACACCAAATACTGGCTCTGGTGGAGGTGGTGACGGAAGAAACAATGGTTCAAGCACAACTTCTGGTGCAGGCGGTTCAGGGTTAGTAGTTATTGCTTATTCAACCTTGTATCGTCAAATAACATCAATTGCCCCAGGTTTGGTTTATACATATTCAAATACAAATAGATCTGGGTTTCATGTTTATGAATTTACTCAAGGTAGTGGTGAGGTGGTTTTCTAATGGCGCAATTTCCTTCAACAACATCTGCTTCCGATATTTGGAATCTAAGAGATCACCGAGAAGCGTTGATGGGTTCTAATTGGGTTACGAGCATTACTCCAACAGTTGAATATCTTGTTATTGCTGGTGGCGGAGGCGGAGGCGCAGACTACGGTGGAGGCGGTGGCGGTGGTGGTTTTAGAACCAATGTGTTTGGTGCTACTTCTGGGGCAAACTCATCAGCAGAATCAGCGTTTTCAGTAACCGCAGGAACTCCATATACAGTGACAGTTGGTGGTGCAGGAGCAAAAGGAAATTTTCAACAAAACGGAAATGCTGGTGGAAACTCGGTTTTTTCAACAATAACTTCTCTTGGTGGTGCTGGAGGAATGGGCGAAAATGGTGCTGCTGGTGCAACAGGCGGTTGTGGTGGTGGAGGCTCTTACACAGTTACTTCTTCAAGTGGAACCGCTAACCAAGGTCTAAATGGTGGTGGTACTGGAACACTCGCAGGCGGTGGTGCTGCTGCTGGAACTGGTGGTGGTGGTGCTGGCGGTAATGGTGGAGCAAGTTCAGCTGGAAACACTGGTGGTACTGGTGGCGTAGGTCTTTCTTCTTCTATAACTGGTTCAGCATTGTTTTATTCTGGTGGCGGTGGTGGTGGAGTTGGTAGCAACTCAACTGGAAGTCCAGGTGCAGGCGGAAGCGGCGTTGGTGCTGCTGGTGCAAAACTTAATGTTTCTAATGCTGGTACTGCTACACCAAATCGTGGCGGTGGAGGCGGAGGTGGGAGCAACTACCCAAACCAGTTGGCTTCTGCTGGTGGTTCAGGAGTTGTAATTATTGCTTACTCCAACATATTCCCTGCAATTACTACAATTGATGCTGGACTCACATATTCTGTTAGCACAGTAAGTCGTGCTGGCTACAGGGTTTATACTTTTACGGCTGGAACTGGTTCAATTACTTTTTAATGGAAATATGGTAAACTGTTAACATGGCACACTATGCATTTTTAGATGAAAACAATGTTGTAACCGAAGTAATCACAGGTCGCAACGAAGATGAAGTTGTTGAAGGTATTTCTGATTGGGAAAAATACTATGGTGATTTCCGAGGTCAAAAATGTGTTCGCACTTCTTACAACCACAGAATTCGCAAGCAGTATGCAGGAATCGGGTTCACATATGATGAAGAAGCTGATGTGTTTATTTCCATAAAGCCATATCCTTCTTGGGTATTAAATGAGAATCATGACTGGGTATCCCCTGTTCCAATGCCAGATACAGATGGTAATTGGTTCTGGGATGAAGAAGCCCAGGAATGGAAACGATAAATTTAGGTGGGTTCCCTAGATCGGGGAATCATTTTGCCCTAGAAGTTTTTAGCGCTGTAGCTCCAGATTGTAGAGCAGTGTGGATTGAGCACTTTATATATCTTATATCCGATCTTGAAAATGTAGTTACTTTGATAAGAAACCCAGATGAATGCATTCCAGGTTGGATTGTATTGAGAGGTGACAGTAGAGATGATCGTGCTGAGAAAGTTTTGGAGTGGTATATCTCTTACTATGAAGCCTGCAAGGATGCAAAAACATTTATATTACCATTTGAAAGCCTTATATCAAAACCAATTGAATGCGTTAATGCTATCTTGAATAGATATAACATAGATATAGAAACTAAGGATTCTTTTGATTTTGACTTTTCAACAGGGCTACATAGTCCAACTGTAAGTAAATTAGATTTCCCTAAGATACTGGATGAGATGAAGTTATGCTCAGATTACCAGCGGGCTGTGGATATATTCCATGAATTAAACGATACTTCACTGATTTAAAATATTGGCATGGTTTTAATTTTTAGGATATACTAGAGAGTATATGGCAATCAACTTTCCCAGCTCACCCGCAACTAATGATCTTTTCACATCAGGTGGTAAAACCTGGTATTATACAGGTACGACTTGGACACTAAGAGCAATCACATCAATTGCTGGTGGTGGAATTGGAACAGCTCAACTAGCAGATGGTTCAGTTACCCTTACTAAGTTGGCTATAGATATTGACATCCCATCAATAATGGGTGTCTATTAATTTTTTGGAGGATTAAATGGCTAACACACCAGTAGCGTTATTCAGAGGAGCCGCAACAACAAACACCTCCACCACGCTTTATACAGTACCGTCTTCAACAACAACTGTTGTTACAAATGTTGTTGTTACAAACACAAGCACATCAACGGCTGCTACTTACACATTGTCTTTGGACAATGTTGCCCTATTCCCAGGAGCAACAATTCCTGCTGGTGGTGTAGTGACATTAGATATCAAACAAGTTTTAGCAACGACTAAAACGATTAAAGGTGGAGCTTCTGCTACCACAGTTAATTTTCATATTAGCGGAATGGAGTCTAACTAATGGGCATTGAACAATTACCAATCGGTGAAACAACGATTAAGCCAACAGAGGCTCTTTACGATCCAGTAAATAAATTTCGCACATCATCTCCGCAGGCGTTGATTGATACCGACTTTGAATATGGTACACAGCAAACAAAGTGGGAGAATCTTGGTCTTATTGGCAACCGACCTTTCGTTTATAGTTTACAAACACCTGTTGCTGGTATTACAGCAATTGCTTACAACACAGGTTCAAGAACTGTAACCGTATCTCTTCCTTCAACAACTGGTATTGCTGTAGGTACAGCAATTTCTGTATATGACACATTTCTTTCACCTGCAAACGGAAATTTTATTGTTGAAGCAGTAACTTTGAATACAAGCTTTACATATACAGCACAGGCTGTTAACAGCACAGCAATACAAGCAATCTTTGACGCAAACAAAACCGCTATTTATCTTGGCGCTATTTTTACTGGTGCTTCAATCGGCGCTGCTCCAACAGCAGTTGCAATTGATGGAACAACTACGAAAGTAACTATTACAACATCTGTTCCTCACGGTCTTGCAATTGGTAACGAAGTTGTCGTAACTGGTATTACTACAACAGGTGCGAATCCTCCAAACGGGTCGTTCTTTGTATCTCAAATTTTAAGCAACACACAGTTTGTTTATTACGCTAATGCTGTTCCAACAGCTACGCTTTCATTCGGCTCAGCAAGAGTTTATGTGAGACCGCAATCTCAGTTCTTACATAGATCATTTGATGGTGGAGTTATCTTCTCTTCAAATGGCACATCAAACTATTGTAGCGCAATTCGTCAAACACGCCGTTACTTCCGCTACCAATCTGGCAAGGGTGTGTCGGTAAGCTCTGGTACGATTCTAAAGCCAAATTTCCAGATTGATTCTTTATCTTACTCTGGCGGTGTTGTTATTGTTCAAACAAAAGAACAGCACAATATTCAACCAGGCACTGTTGTTACAGTTTCTGGTGCAACAGATGCAAACTATAATGGGACATTTACAATTACAAATGTTACTGGCTTTAACACATTTACATATGTTCCAGTATCTGCTCCAACAATTACACCAGTAGGTGGAAATATATATGTTGCAATTACTTCATGGTTTGGATGCGCAAATAGACTTGGTTTGTTTGATCAGCAAAATGGAGTGTTCTTTGAGTTTGATGGTCAAACTCTTAACGCAGTAAGGCGAGCATCTGTATTCCAATTGGCTGGAAAAGTTTCTGTAACTGCTGATCAAAACACAGTTACTCAAACAAGCGCTACATTCCCAACCGTATTCTCAAAGCAACTTAGTATTGGTGACTATGTTGTAATTCGTGGTGCTTCATATCGTGTAACTGATATCGCAAGTGATACATCAATGACAATTAGCCCATCGTATCGTGGTGCTACCGCAACAAATGTTATCATGACAAAAACAATTGAAACGAGATATCCGCAATCAACATGGAATCTTGATAAGCTTGATGGTACTGGACCTTCTGGTTACAACATTGATCTTTCAAAGATGCAAATGTTCTATATTGACTATTCTTGGTATGGCGCTGGCTTTATTCGCTGGGGTATGCGAGCAACAAATGGCGATGTTGTTTATTGCCATAAGGTAGCTAATAACAATGTTAACGCAGAAGCCTGGATGCGTTCAGGAAACATGTGTGCAAGATATGAGACAAGTACTATTGTTCCAGCGACAGCTTTGACATCAACGCTTGCTTCAGGAGACACAACAATAAATGTTGGTAGCACATCTGGTTTTCCAACTGCTGGAACATTATGTCTTCGTCACGCAACTCACGGCTATGAGTTTATCAATTACACTGGTAAAACAGCAACAACATTTACTGGATTAACAAGAGGTCAAAGCGGAAATGCATCGCTCGCTATTACAATTGCGCAAGGCTCAAATGTTGGAACAGTCGGATCTGCAGCAAACTTGCAAATTGGTCAAAGAGTGATTGGAACAAATGTTCCTGAAGGAACTTTTATCTCAAACATTGTAGGAACAACAATTACTTTAAGTGAAGGAGTCACTGCCTCAAACCCAACCGTAATTGTCCCAGCACTAGGGTCTGGAACTGCAGTTACATTTACATATTCAGATACATCTCCAGTCGTAGTTGAGCAAGCATTCCCAACATATGCAAGTTCAATTTCTCACTGGGGTACTTCGGTAATCATGGATGGTCGTTATGATGACGATAAATCACTCGTTTTTACCTACGGCACAACTGGATCAGTTGCAGTAGCGGCTGGTGCGACTAACGCACTTCTTTCAATTCGTGTTGCTCCATCTGCCGATAATGGTATTGGAGCGTCATTTGGTTCAAGAGAATTGATTAACCGCATGCAGTTAATTCTTCGTGCACTGGATGTTACGACCTCAACTGCTGGATCTAACTTGTTGATCACAGCTGTTCTTAATGGAGTTGTATCAACTGGTCAAAACTGGGGTAGACCTGCAGGTGCTACTTCAAGTCTTGCACAGGTTGCTGACTATAGCGGAACAACAACAACTATTACTGGTGGTGAAATTACTGGTGGATTCTTTGTAAATACAACTACAAGCATTGACTTGTCGGGAGTGCGAGACCTTGGTAACTCAATTCTTGGCGGTGGTGCTGGGGCTACATCAGTAACTAACATTTATCCAGATGGTCCCGATGTTCTTACTATTATGGTGCGTAACCTCGGAGCTTCATC